GCAGTGAGGCGTTCAGACAGCAAAACATTATATATTTTTGATGGACAACATAGAGCAGTATCGTTGGCATTGTTAGGATATGATAGTATACCAGTCACGATTGTTGAAACGGATGAACCAGCTTTTGATGCTGAGGCATTTGAAATTGTTAATGATTCTGGAATACTAAGAGCAGGGACAGAAGAAATACATAGATGTTTACTGCACAGATATAAAATGGGCGAAACTGAAACAGAAAGAGTTGTAACAGCACATTTGGTACAAAAGATATTTGATGAATGTGAAATTGATCTTGAACCTAAAAGAGTAAGAAAAAGTCCAGGTAAGTGTGGCCCTAACAAACATTACTTTTCACATTTTGATTATGCATATAAAGGTATAAAGATGGCTGGAGAACACGGATTGAAAAATGCTCTTGAAGCAGTTAAATCTGTGTTTGGCGATGAAGACGGTGGAGAGATCAATCAGGGTCTGTTTATTGGATTAATGAAACAATATCAAATGGGTGCTGAAGCTAAAAGGTTAAAACGTCTTCCAGGTGATTGGATGTTCAAGATGTTAGAAACAGCCAAGAAAGTTTGTCCAAGTGCCACTTTGATACACACAGCAACTAAAAAGCAATGGCAACACGCAAACGGTGTTGGTTGGGACGCACCAGTTGCAATGGCACATCTTCTAAGAGAAATGTATCTTTTAGAGGATGGAACTTTCGAACCTAGTTATATGCCAAACGTTACTTTGAAATTAGAAGAAGGTGACATATCAAACGAATCTGAAGCACAGACAGCGTTTAACAAGTATGTCCGGTAAAAGATGTTACTATAGATGTTTTGTAACAAAAAAAGGCAAAACAGTTGAATATGGGTATGGACTACCATGGTCAGATGTTAGGAAATATGTACAGGAACATTATGATGATGGTGCTGACGCAGTTGAACTCGAGATGATAAGTGAAGAAGAATTTAATGACAGACTTCCAAAGCCTTTCTAACTTACCCGAAATAAATTTCAAAGCCAAAGGTAAACCAAATCTTTTGGAGTTATCAAAATACATTGATCATATGAAAACACAATTGTTTGATGACATTTGGAGTCAAGCCACCAAAAAGCACATTAAAACAAGTTTAATTTTATACATCAGGACAATGCAAAAGCAATTGGCCCCAATGGGTTATCATTACAAAGCAGAAAATATTAACGGTAAACAGCATTTGGAACATGTGATTCCACAAAATAAAATAATTACAGCTTACTTGAATGATAAAATTTCAGCAGCTTTGGTTTTACAAATGCCGCTTTGCATTATAGATGATGCGGATAAACATCTACTAGAAGGTGATTGGCAACAAGCTGGTAATTGGAAATTTCCTTTCCGAAGATATGCCCTAGCAGGATATTCTAAAACTATAAAAGATGTCCGTGGTAATATTGTAAATTTAAATACACACACAATATATGACCATTTTAAAATGCTAGGCCAAGATGTATAGAATTAAAAGATTAGACTTCAATGTTGCTTATGCTTGTAATTTATCTTGCAAAGGCTGTATAAGTCTTAGCGATTTTGATAGGCGCGGAGTTGAGCCATTACAGGATCTAAAAATGCAATGCCAAGTGTGGAGCAAAATTATAGATCCTTCGATTATTTCTATATTTGGTGGTGAACCTTTGTTACATCCACGTATTGAAAAAGTTTTAGATCATATTAGAAAAGCATGGCCATTAGCATCGATAAGATTTATAACTAACGGATATTTGCTAAAAAGATATGATCCAGAGCTCTGGTTTAAATTTGGCGATCTTGAAATGCAAATCAGCATACACAGACAAGACCATGAAAAATTCATTACACAAGAAATAAAAAAAATTGTTAGCAAACGTAAAAATTGGAAGGCAAAAAGAACTTTTGTTGAAGGACATAAACAACTTGAATTACATCATGATAATCTTACAATTTATAAAAGTAAATTCAAAAGATTTGTGATGCCATACAAATTAGAGAATGGTAAGCCTACGCCATTTAAAAGCAATCCTGTCAAAGCTCATAGCATATGCGGCAGCCCAGACGTGCCAATATTATATAAAAATAAATTATACAAATGTGCCCCTATTGCAAACTTATTAGATGTAGATAAACAAAATCAATATCATTATGAAGGAGTAGGGCCTAATGGAGATATAAAGTCAATTGTTGATAATATAAACAAGCCCGAGTCAATCTGCTCAATGTGTCCTGAAAGTGTTGAGCATTCTGTAGATCATTTTGCCAAGGAGAATGTACATGTCAAAAATTTTAACTAGCGGATGTGGCATAACATATCCTGGAGAAAAACCCACGTGGGTAAATGTATTAAAAATATGTGGCTTGAATATCACCGATTTATCTGGTCCTGCTATTAGTAATACTTTGATCCTAAATCAATTAATTAATGAGTTACATCAGAATAGATATGATTATGTAATATGCCAATTAACATCAAAAAAGAAACTTGATATTGAATTAAATTCCAATAACAAAAAATACATGGAAGCTGATAGTCTGAGAAACTTCCAATACAAAGGATTTTGGCCAAGCAGTTTGAGTAATGAAAGTAAAATTAAACAAATGTATTATGATTATCTTTACAGTCCAAAACTAGATGAAGAAGATACTTTATTAAAATTGCTATTGCTGCAACATGTATGTAACACAAACCGTACAGAATTATTTGTAATGCAAGGGTACAGGATGGATTGGTCACATGATTTAATTAAACACATTCACATGGATGTGAATTTTGTAATTGAAGAAGACTACAAACAAAGCAGCCATTACCAATTGCACGACTTTAGTAACAAAAATACTGTGCCTAATAAATTTTATCAAATACATTTAGCCAAGTACATAAATGAAAAGTTTTTGCGATTATATGGCCTAGAAGAAAAACTGGAAAGATTTGATGCCTAAATTTCTTTTTGTTTGTTATAATCATGGCGCAGGAGGAGAAAGTCTTGCTGTTAAAATATCACGTGGCAATTTTTTTAACACTCTGGCACATGACATGATGGGAGATAGAACATGGACATATGATGTCTTTGACAAATTACTTTTAAAACCTTTTGATTCAAAATGGAAATCAAAAATACCTAATGTATCACTTACAAAAAAATTAGATGTTATTCCTAGTCATTATGATCCTATGGTTTTGCAACAAATGTTTCCAAACGAATTGTATGTTGTAATTAATGATCCTGTAACTAATAGCAGCAAACAAGAATATCAACAAGGTGTATACAAAAAAGTTTGGTTATCAAAACACAAAACTCTACAACAAAAAATTGGATATTGGAAAACTAACACTGAAAACAGTTTGACTAGAGAAAAATTGATTGCTCTTAGTAAAGATATTACCAACGGAGGTATAGAATGTTTAATACACGACATCCCCTATACTGAGGCAAATGTTAAAATGTTGTTTAAAAACAAAATCAGAAACTTAAAAAACAAATTTAATTACAAAGATAAAGACAATTTATTTGTAATAGAATACAAAAACCTAAGTAGAATCAAAGGTTTACTTGCTAGAATCAACACCTGGTTGACTAACTTGGAAAAATAATATATAATGGTAAACAGCTAAGGCGAGCACCAGGGCCGCAAGGGTGTAGGCACTCATTTGTCAACTCTTTTTTCAGCCCTTTAGGCGTATGCATTAGATAGCGGCAACCCCGCGAGACTGCATAACCTTGTGCCTGGTGTTGGGCCTATTATACATATGAGTAAAACTAAAGAATTATTAGAGGGACTAGGCCAAATTATTAGAAAGCCTAGTACTTTTCGAGAAGAAAAGTATGAATCATATACAAACAGATTTTATCTTGAACAACTTTCTTTACATAAATTACCAGCAATATATGATAAAGCCAAACGCCATAAAGACGATAATGGATCAGAATATATTAAAATAGATCGTGTGTATGGCGGTCTGTATGGACATACACTTCATCAAGCAGATGGAACAATTTACAAAGGCAAATTGCATAAAAAAAGACGCCTGATTACACTGAAAACTACTGTAGGCGAAAAAGAGAACTTTTATAGCAGATGCCTAGTCACCGCAGACGATAGGTGGTTTGATAATGGTGGTATGCCTATTGAAGCACCAAAAAAACTTGAGCCTGAAAAAAAGCCTGATCCCGAAGAAATAGAAGAACAAAAAAGATTGGCTCAAGAAAAAGAGGCCAGATTATTGGCCAACCTAAAATGAAGATAATAGAAAATTTTTTAGAACAAAACGATCTCGCAGACATCAAACAGATAGTTACTGATGCAACTTTTCCATGGTCTTTGAACCACGGAGTAAGCTACCCTGGAGATGGCCATGTTCAATTTACACACACAATTTACAGAGACAATGAATTTATTAGCTCTTGGAAATTAGGTGGACTGGACATTTTTATTAATAAACTTAACATAACCAGTCTAGTACGAGCTAAATTTAACCTCTTACCAAAAGCGGATTCTATCATTGAACATGACGCACACATTGATATTCCAAATCCACCAGCAAATTTAAAAACTGCTATTTTGTATCTAAATACAAACAACGGTTATACAAAATTTGAAGATGGAACAAAAGTTACCAGTAAAGAAAACAAGTTGATTATTTTTGATGCTGGGCAAAAGCATAGTGGTACCACTAATTCATGTGATGCTCCTTACAGATTAGTGTTCAATCTAAATTATTTCTAATGACCAAACTCTCTAAACTTTTTTCACCTAGTAAACACAGGCTAATGAACAACGCTTTCAAAATGATGATGACTGCAGAAGACCCATGGTTCAAAGAATATTGGACAAAAGTTTATGTTCATTTGTGCAAGCAATACAAAAAGCTTAACTAAATATTTCTGTAACGCCATGTAAGTGACGTCGGAATAAAAAAGGACGCTTGAGCAACTGCTCTTTACCAATAGAACGCCCTTCCGTATGCAAGTATCTTGCTAACTTAACAAAAAACATTTATAATATTATGATGAATGAATTAATTGCAGTTAGCACAGGTCTATTAGCAGGAACTGTAACCGGTATTGTGCCTGGAGCAGGCGTAATGGTTGCAATGATAGTGGCAACTCCTTTGCTAATGTCGTTTGACATTATTCAATTACTTTTGTTTTATATGTCGTTAGCCAGTATGGTTCAATTCACAGGAACAATTCCTGCCGTATATCTTGGAATACCTGGTGAGACTAATAGTTTGCCTGCTGTGATTGAAGGCACAAAATTTAATAAACGTAAATTAGCCAAGTTAGCAATTGGTATAAGTGCTATCGGAAGTGTTTTAGGTAGTGTGGTGGCAGTGTTAGTAACATTTATCTTAATATCTCTACTGACTGGGCATATGACAATGTTCTTTGCTAATGGCACAAAATTTTTCTTATATCTGTTTATAATTGGATTTTGTCTTACTGTATATAATAAAAAAAATATTCCAATCAACCTTTTACTTTGCCTACTAGGATTTGCTTTAAGCATGCCTGGTGAAAATGATATATCTCCAGACTTTAGATTTACTTTAGGCATTGAAGACATGAGATTTGGCATACCTTTAATTCCAGTATTAATCGGCTTTTTGATATTTCCTACTATTTTAAAAATGTTTCACACCGAAGATAAAGGCCAGTTTTTGCCAAACATCAATGTTAATTTCAAAAAAGTATTAAATTACTTTAGCAAAAAGTGTATACCCAGTGCATTACGTGGCAGTGTGTTAGGATATTTTTGTGGTTTTGTTCCAGGTGTAAGCACAGTATTAAGCACTAATGCAAGTTATTCATTTGAAAAAAAATTGCACCCAAACAATCCATCCAAGCTGTTAGTGGCAAGTGAAACAGCAAATAATTCAGGACAGTTTGCTAGTATGCTACCATTACTATTGATAGGCATTCCAATTACCGGATCTGAAATTGTTCTTTACAGTTTATTAGTTGATGCTGGTTGGTCACCTTTTCAATTTGACAATGTGTCTATAAATGCAGAGATGATTTTCAAGCAAATTGTTCCATGGTTTGTAGTGGCAAATGTTGTTGGTTTGATTGTAGCCTGGCCACTTGCACGGAAAATTTTACAAACTTTTGCAAATACAAAAAAAATTATGGTCGTAATATTGGCGGTAGGTATGTTATGCTTAAACACTTATCTGGGAATATTAGATTATAGAGTGTGGTTCTATACAGCATGTTTGATAGTTTTTTGCTGTTTAGGATATTTTTTAAAAAACTATGAAACAATACCTTTAATATTCCTGTTTATATTAGGAAATGATATTGAAGGTGTATTTTATAGACAATGGTTAATATAGGAGAAAAAATGAAAAAAATTATTTTAATGCTTTCAATGTTATTGTTTAGTGCGGTGTCATATGCAGATACTATTACTATTCTAAACAATGGAAAGGCCGGTGGTTCATACAACGCAAGAACAAAGTTATACAAAGATGGTCTTGAGGCAAGAGGCTTCACAGTCATTTATGAAAATATTGGAAAGATAAGTCAAGCAGTCAAAATTTTCAAAAGCACTGACAAGCCAACCATAATGGTGTTTTCTAACAACATGGTACACAGACAAGGACTTTTCCATAATCCTGAAAATTTTATTATGCTAGAATATGAGCAGCCAATGTACATCTGTACAAAAAACTCTAGCAAAGGCAAGCAAGGTCAACTTACAGTTGCTCACGGCAAAGGTTATGATATCAAGTTACTAAAAAGAATATTAGGTGACAAAATAGTATTAGTGCCATACAAAAATAGTGGTGCTATGTTAAAAGGGATATTAGGTGATGACGTTGATATGATGGTTAACAATCAAGGTAAAAGCCTCAAATATATTGCTTCTGGGCATGGAACATGTGAAGTATCTAATACGCTACCTATCAATTATGCTACAGTGATCGGCACAAATATTGATCTCAATTCAATACGTGAAATAATTTTTGACATATCAAATGATCCACAATTTAAAACTTATCACGAAACTAGAAAATTAATTCGCCCTTCCAGCACATGGGCTAAAGAACTTGGTTTAGTTCGTAAAGGTGAAAAAAATTGGCAGTAGATGCACCAGGAACGTTATTGGTTAGCTAACAGAAAAAAGTTCAAGAACTTATGGCGAGCATACGACGAACTATCCGGTACAAACTATCATCCAGAGCCATATCTCTACAACTCATTTTTTAAAAATTTAAAAGGCCTAAAGATAAATCCTGAGTATGATTATATAAAAATTGCACTAGATAAAATATTTAAACAGTATAATACGGTAAATCTCTTGTATTCTGGAGGCACAGATAGTCATAGTATCTTTGTTGATGCCAAAAAACATAACCATAAATTCAACAAGATTGTTACAGCAGGCTGGTCGCTTGAACAGTCCCATCCAAATGAAAACTTATACTACAATGATAAAATTAAACGTATAATGTCTAATGAAAATTTTTATTATCAAAGTAATAGTATAGAGCTCATGGAAAAAATTTTCCTCCAATCTGAATGGTGGTACAACAATCCTTCTACAGAACTAATGCTAGATACAAAGCTTTCGGCTTGTCCTTTTTGGACAGATGATATTTGGCTTACTGGACACGACAAACCACACTTGTTTCAACATCAAGGCAGATGGTTCTGTATGACTTTACATCAATCGATATTAGATAGTATGCATCTTGACAACGTGATTTGGTTCTATGGACCAAACACTCTATGTCCTGAATTGCTAATAAGTCAAAGCAGGCTGGCAAGAGATTTTCTTGTTAAAAATGGAACTGGTGTTGAAACTAAATTTTATGGCTACAAAAATCTTGATATAATAGAATTTAATAAAGCAATTGGCCGACACAGTATCAATCACAAGCATGACACAACACAGTCAAGAATATGTTCTACACTTACCGCTAAAAACAGTTTTGTTACAGATCAATTGTATCAACATGGGCGTGATGATATATGGAATAAATTTGTTAAAGACTGTCAAAAGCTTTATAAAAAACATCAACAGATTGACTGGGAATATCCTATGTTTGAAATGACCAGTAAAATAGCTTGGCTGATAGACATTGACACACTAGAATATGTCCCTGGAGAAGAATTTGATTCACTGCTAAACGGAAAATGAAAAAAGAAGACTACAAAAATTTATTAGAAAATAAACCATGGCTTTTCATGTCTGATCATTTTGATAAGCTGGAAAAACACATTCCTTCAAAAATTACAACATGTAATATTAAATCAGAAGATTGGATTAAATTTTCAATTGATTACTTTGATCAAGCACATCAAAATTATGAAATGCCAAAGCCTCACTATAGTGATTTTGGAAAAAAATTAGCTTCTACAAATATTAAATTAGGACGAAATAAACATAATAGTTTTGAATTGAATTATGGTGTTGAGGGTGATACAAACAAAAAGATGATAGAAATGTTTGGAGATGATAATATAACAAAACTTAATTTGAGACCCGATTATCTTTTCTTTAGGTTGTTGGTTAAGTTGCCTGGACATGGTGTAGCCTGGCACGTGGATGATATAGGCACTTACACTGCTAAATTTAAAAATGATTTTGTAATTGACAAAGTTACTAAAAGATGTCCTTTAGGCCAAATTGTAAGATATTGGTTTCCTGTAACCGATTGGCATAATGGATTTATGTTTCAAATATCTGAAACTGTTTTGTGGAATTGGAAAGCAGGTGACGTGTACAATATCCCATTTGGTGTAGGCCATTGTAGTGCTAATGCAGGCTATGTGCCACAGTTTACAGTATCATTGACAGGAATATTAAATGATTAGATTTGGTGGATTAGATAGATACCTAGCTGATATCAAAGATGAATACTTTACACATTTGGAAACTATCACAAAGACTGGAGACATGTCTAATGGATTGGCCACCAAAGAGGTCGAAGCAAGGCTGGAGCAAATTACCGGAAGAAAAGTTTTACTTGTGACAAGTGGTTCAATTGCTATGAACATTATTTTAAGTCATCTAAATATAGGAAAAGGCGATGAAGTAATAACAATAGGATATGGGCCTCCTGCAATTGTTGGTCCTATAACTTTTCTTGGTGCAACTCCAAAATTTATAGATATCAATAGATATGGTAGTATGGATTGCACGCAACTAGATAGTGCTCTTACAAAAAACACAAAAGCTGTGATTGCTATTGGCTTGTATGGGGACATGTATGATCATGAGATTGTAGATAAGTTTTGTAGAACAAATAAGCTTCACTATATCAATGATGCAAATCAAAGTGCATTCGCAAAATACAAAGGTATTGATAGTCTTATGTTAGGTACTTATACCACAATGGGTTTTGCAGACGCCAAGCCTTTACGAACACTATCTACTTTTGGAGCAATAATTTGTAACAGTGAAGATGAAAAAATTGTTATTAATAGAATGCGGAAACATGGAAAGCCAAAAAGGCTTGAAAAAATTTCTGGTACAGGATTAAATGCCTGGCCCGATGAAGAAAGAGCTATTCAAGTTAAGCTCTCCTTGGATAGGTTTGATCAATGGCAAATTAGAAGAAAACAAATTGCCGATTATTATAATGATAGATTAAAAAATGTAAGACCAAGTCCGTCATATAGCACATGGAATACTCACAAATACGCTGTGTTCTTTAAAGACAAATTAAAAACACATCAAGCCTTAAAAGATATAGGCATAGAAACAGTTATACATTACACAGAAAGTTATGGTGGTGTTGGTTATCCACAAACAGACTTCTATGTTAAAAGTGCCTTAAGTATTCCCCTTAATCCATATTTGACTGACAGTGAAGTTGAAAAAGTAGTTGAGGCAATCAACAGGCAAGAATCATTCCAATTATAGCGACTTTGGAGCGGTTGACGGAAATACCATTACCTGTTATAATAGTGGTAATTTAGGAGGAACAATTATGTATAAATGTTCAGCGAAAGCACAACTAGTAATGGATCAGGTTAGAGCAAGATGTCAATCTGATACACAAACTAATAACAAGTGGACTGGTAGATCAGGAAACTACATGTATATCATGGGTAGAGAAAATGCCGATGGTAAAGCTACAGGAGTAGTTCATAAGATAGCAGAAGACAGTTCACATAAATTATGTGGATCTTTTAAAATTATGAGTGATGGTATAATTACAAGATTTACAGGTTTATCTAAAGCAGACTGGAATTCATTTATGAATTCAGCAGAAGCAGAATACAAAGTAAAATATTCTGAAACTGAAACGGTAGAAGAACCAGCAGCAGAAAAAGTTGCTGTCTAGTAAAACAAGATAGCAGGTTGTATATATAAGTTTACAGCCTGCTATCATTTTTATGACAAAACAGAATTTACATTTAATTATTGGAACAGTTTTACTGAGTACGATCGTAATCGGATTGTCCTTTTTGGCTGGAACCTTTTATCCAAATAAATGGACTACTGAAAAAATTGAAAAAGAATTTCATAAAAAAGAAGTGAGTGAAGTAATATATCTTGGATTTTCACAGCCAGAGTTCACATACAATGATAAAAAGACTTTTATAAAAGCTGTAGGAAGATGTGTTGACTTCTTAAACTTTACAACAGACAGAATGAGCAGAGTGCCAACTTCTATTATTATAGCAATGGCTGGAGTTGAATCCAATTGGGGAGTAAGTAGATTTGCCACTGAAGGAAACGCATTGTTTGGAGTAAGGACTTGGGATCTCACCACTCCACATATGAAACCATTAGAAAATTTAGATGCATTATTTGGAGTAAAAAAATACAGTACAAAGTGTGATTCTGTAAAAGATATGATAAGGATTTTAAATACTCATCCAGCATACGAAGAATTTAGAAAAGAGCGAGCAAAACAACTGGATAAAGGTAATTGGGACTATCGTAAACTATTAAATGGAATCACTGCTTGGAGTACAAATCCAAAATACATTGACCTAATATGGTCAACTATTGTTGACAATAATTTACCGTAATGCTATAATACTAAATATGGGTTATATTCAAATTAGATTAGCAAAACGCATGAAGAAAAAAATTGAAAACAGTAGACGTAATCGTGATGCACAAGCGAATCATGAGGAATGGTTACAATCGCAAGGCTTAGACAACTACACATTAAAACAAAAAGCCAAACAGTTTAAAGGATACAATCCGCCAGAGTATAAAGTTGATCCTAACTATCCAAAAACATCAGACAAAATACCTGTAAACGGTGGTGGTAACAAAAAACAAGAACAACAATATTCGGGTGAACGTAAATTAATTGGAATTGGATTGATGCATAAAAGCAACCTTGTGCCTATTTGGGACAAAGAAGGTGCTGAAGAAATATCAAAGATGCGTAGAAACTAGCATTAAATAATTTTATGCTAGATAATGTAAAAGAAATCCACATAGAGCCAACTAGTCTTTGTAACGCAGAATGTCCCATGTGTGCCAGAAATGTTTATGGCAAGATGGTTAATCCTTATATTAAATTAAAGAGTTTGCCATTAAGTTGGTTTGAAGAAAATATTAAACCAGAACAAATAAAAAAATTAGATAAAGTATTTTTTTGTGGTAATGTTGGCGATCCAGCTTCTGCACCTGAACTTATTGACATAACAAAATTTTTTAAAAAACATAATAATAAAATTACAATTGGCCTTAACAGTAATGGCGGCCTTAAAACAAAAGAATGGTGGACAAGATTGGGTAATGAATTACAAGGGCATTTAGACTACTGTGTGTTTAGCATAGATGGATTGGAGGATACCAATCACATGTATAGAAGAAATGTTCGATGGCAAAAAATAATGGAGAATGTTAAGGCATTTATTTCAACAGGTGCTAAGGCCCATTGGGATATGTTGGTTTTTGAACACAACAAACATCAAGTGTCTGAAGCAAAGGATTTAGCAAATAGTATGGGCTTTAGTTGGTTTAGAACAAAAGAAACAGATAGATGGGACACATATACTTTGAACTTTGGTATTGAACCTGCAGGTGACTATCAACCGCCCTCTTATGGCAGAAATATATTGTGTGAAAAAGATAGAGACCAAAGTGTGTTTCTTGATTACACAGGAAAATATTGGCCTTGCTGTCATATGGCAGAAGCATATCTTAACAAAGTTGGCCTAGAATTACATAGTGACATAAGAGATTATAACAATAAAGAATTATTCAAAGAATACAAAGCAAGGTTTGTGACAGACACGCCTTTTTATATATGTCGTAGAGCTTGTGGGTCTAAAGGTAAAAGATCCCAATGGAAAAAGGAGATACAATTACGGTAATGGCAAGGATAGGAAGAAAAACAACTTTACAATGGATCAAAGAGGATTTTAAATCAAATCCTAAAAGATTCTGCTATGAGGTTATAGGAATGCTGTCTAACTTGATTGCTTCTCTTATCCTTATGTGGTATTCACCTAATCCACCAATGTTTGTCGCTTATATTTTCTTTTTGATTGCAACTTGCTTTTTGATGTATGGAGCATGGAGTCGGAGAAGTTTTGGCTTTACATTAATGTATTTGGTATATCTTGGCATTGATGGAGTAGGGTTTATCAAAACCATACTATAAAACCTAGTAAAATCAACACTTTTGTTAAGATCAACTTAGGTTGACGTATTTGGAAATTGTGCTATAATTTTACTATGATTAAATTAATAATACTTTTTGCAATCTTTCTTGCTGTGTATCCAATGATTGGCGATGGCTGGGCTCAGTTCAGCACAGACTTTAATGTTAGCCAAATTATTGATTCTGTATCAAGTATGATTAGCAAAATAAAAGAATAGGAGAAATATGAAAAATCTAAGTAAGTTTATCCTTATCTTTGTTGCTGGTATACTACTATCTAATTGTAGTGGTACCTACAAGGTAAAACATGACCTTAACAAAACTGGCGTGGTTAAAAACACACCTAAGTGGTATGTTAAGTATGATCGTGAAACAATGTTTAAGTTTCAAGAGTCAGGTACTGCGGTATCTCCTGATATGGAACTAGCAGTGAAAAAAGCGGTCCTCCTTGCCAAAGCAAAGTTACTTGACAGAGTATCTGGAGAAATGAACAATCAAACTACTATTGAAAAGATCGAAGTAGGTGATAATGAAGATCTCACAGCAACAAGTAATTCTAAGGACACAATTGTTAATAAGATTGAAGACTCTATTGCCCAAGGGTATTTGGTTACAAAGTCTGAAATTTTTGTTACAAAACACAAAAGTTATAGAGCGTATGTGTTGATAGAAGTTAAGAAGAGTGATTTGAACATATAAGTTATGAAGTCAATTTATATGTTCATTGCTCTGATTTTACTATCAGTGTTTATAACTTTATTTTCAAACATGGCAAAAGCAGGCGGCCCATGGAATGATCAATACTGTGATATTGAAGTAACACAGATAAAAGTTGAGAACAGCGAAGGTGTAGTTATTGACACACGCACCGAAGAAAAGATGGTGTGTAATGATGGAGTCAAAGACTTTTTGTATGACAGTGGTATTGCAGAATCTTGTGAAGTTTTCACTTGGCAGATGCCTTTGAGTGGACAGCTTGTGAATATGCGAGGTATTGCATGTAAAAAAATCAATGGAGATGGATATGAAATTGTTCCGGGTTATCATAATATCAATTAGTGTGCTATTTGGAAGTGGGCATGCTGTTGGCGAAATGCCAGTGCCTAAATGGATAGAAGATGACAGAAAAAGTTATGTAAAATACAATTTTAGATACACTCAATATCTCAGTTTGCGTTTATCAAAGGATGAAAAAAACCAACATAAATCCGCTGTCTATTTCATGCTTAATAGTATACCAAATGGAGAGATTGTTACTTGGCACAGCACCAAACGTCTTGTTACAGGCAAAGTTAGGGTAATACAATCATATCCAATATCGTCTGGATACTGCCGTATGTACCAAACATACATTAGATATAAGAGCAAACACAAGCAAATGACTAATAACGCCTGCAAATATATTGGGTCTCCTACTTGGTTCTTTTATAAATAATCTGTATAAATAACAGTATTACAGTAAGGAATTAAAACATGGCAGTAGTAGAACCAAAATCAGCAGCAGTTTCGTTAGCTCAACCAGCTGGACAGATGTTCACAGTTGATATCGCAATGAGCGGTTTCTTAGACACAGAAACAGTAAATGGTGGAAGATGTTCACCTTGTGCCGCAGATGACTTTGCAACAAAACCAACTACTTTAGCTCAATCACTTTTAGTATCTAGAGGACAATTAAGATTCAAAATGATGATGGAGGCTTTGGCTGTAAGATCAAATTTTTCAGTTCATAACATCGTAACAACTTATGCTAGTGATGCGGGTGATAACCCAATCACAGATATTAACTTTACTTTGGTTTTTGATACCGCAGACTTTGTACCTACAACAGGAACAACAATTGACGGATCTACAACTACAACAACAAAAGCATTATACATTCAAGACAAAATTGCTGAAGCATTAAACACAACTAGAACAGAAAAAATGAGTGTGTTTAATCCAACATCTGGTGCAGGTGAAATATCAGACATAGAAGTTACAGCTGGACCTGTTTTGACTGCAAGCATTGGTGAAATTGTTGAAGCAATTACAGTTGCTGAAGTAACAACATTCAGACCAAACACAGCTAACCAAACTCCTACAGATAACGCTCTATCATATACAGCTGAGTAATATTTTTAATTAAAAAAAAATAGTAAGATTATTCGTCGGCGTAATCAACGTTTACGGCTGTTGAACCATCTACAGATGTGAATGTTCCGTCATATGCGGCTGCGGCCGCTGTGTCATCTGCAAATCCGTCAGAGTTACCTGCTAGGAAATTTGTTTTCCAAGAAGTCACCCAAGCACTATAATCAAGTTTGAATTTGGCTCTTTCTGATTTTACATTAGTTCTTAATCCGTCTGTGCCTGTGATGTTCGATTGAGAATGTGCTATCCCGTTTGGTGAATGTGGAGTCACAGGTTTGTTTAAACCAGACTGTGTTGAGTGTAATGTAACTGTTGCCATGTAAATATTTACCAAATATTCACTTGTATTAAAACTGGCGCTAAAATGTATTAAATACATCTATGTTTATTGCAATACTTACATTGTTATCTGCACTATCCATATCTGGAGTGGCCATTTTTTATTCTGTGATAGGATTAGCAACAATATTTCCAGGTGCTTTTTGGCCAGTGGTAATAATGGGATCAGTGCTTGAAGTAGGAAAATTAGTTACTGCCTCATGGTTATATAGAAATTGGAAACACACTAGGTTTCTACTAAAATCTTATCTCACAATCGCAGTCATTGTCCTAAGTTTAATTACCTCCATGGGAATTTTTGGATTTCTATCCAAAGCACACTTAGAACAGAACCTTGCAGAAAATACAGTCAATCAACGAATTGAAATAATCAATAACAAAATTAATAGCCAAGAAACTTATATTGAAAGACAGCAATTGGTGATTGAAAGAGCAGAAAAAAGTCTTGCAAATACTGGCAAATCAAACACAGATGCAATTGGTATAGAACAAAGTAGTTTGAAAGCAATTGAAGACAAATTCAAAACACTACTTGCAGTCGAGACCAATACAATTAAAGATTTAAACGCTAGAATGAATGTGCTGGATAAAGATGTTAGTGATGTGCTGACAGCAAACAAACAATTTTTCAATGAAGAAAAAGCCGCAAAAGAATTAAAAGAATCACAAAAAGAAGAACGTGCAATGATTAACAAACAAATAATTGATGCACAAAACAGAATTGCTTTATTAAAAGAGGATTATTCAAAAGACACAGCAATAATCCAAACTAGGATTGATAAGTTAAGAGCTGGAGATGTTGATGACAAGAGTGATGTCTACGCACAAATAAAACTGGCTGAAGCAAACATATTGACAGCACAAAATACTATTGATGATCTAGTTGTGGAGCGAGAACCTCTTGAAAGCAAAATGATCAAACTTGAAGCTGAAGTTGGCCCTGTAAAATATATTGCCGCACTTGCAGTCGATTGGGGGGTTACAAACGAAGTGAATACATCTGAAGCTGTAAGATGGATAATACTTGTTATAATTTGTGTATTTGATCCATTGGCAGTATTACTATTGGTGGCAGCTAACCAAAGTTTACTAAGAAGATTTCCTGTCACTCCACCAAAGCCACAAGAAGTAATTGATCTAGAAAAACCTGATGAGGAAGATATTACATTAAAGTGGAATGAAACAATGGCTAAACAGGCTAATAAAAAGATGTCCAAAGCTACAGAACAGCTTAAGGATTGGCAAGACAAACTAAATGAATTTAACAGTAAAGTTGAGAAACCAAAATCTGATCATGTGGAAATTGTTCAAGAAGACAAAAACGATTCTGAAAAAAAAGAAGAAAAAGACGGCTTTGATCTAGATGAAGTTGCAATTGATATGCAAACAGAAACAGTGCCTCCAAAACTATTTGATCAGCCAGAAACTGCTACTGTTGAAGAAGCATTGAAAATGCCAGAAAATGAAAGTGTTGAAACACCTATTGAAGAAAGAATTAAGCCTGATCTCACAGAAGTTATTGAACCTGAGAATGTAAGGAAGGTAGCAGTAGCTGACATGGATGAATTAGCACCGGAAGCTGAGGTTGGAGAGTTCCAATCAGGATACAAACCAAAGGCAGTTAAGAAGTCACAGCAACGGATTTTAACTGATGCGTATGTGCAAAACGAAGAACAATCCGATAAAACGCTATGGCAAAAATCTCAAAAACGACTTACCACTGAAGACGAATATCATACCAAACTTAACGCTAGAATAGAAAAATTAATGGCCCAATTAGATGCTGGTGAAATTGACTTAAATGATTTGACAGCAGAAGATAGACAAGTTATAATAGAAATTCGTATGCAAAACGAAAGTGGTGATAATTTAAAATAAAACACAATGCCATTAAATATGAAAATTTTTAACACACTAGGTACGGTTACTCTTGTAACGCCTCCTAGTCTTATAAATCCAAAAGAGATAGGCTTTGTGCTAATAAATTTAAAAGAGTCGCAAAAGAATGAATTTGCAACTACTCTTAATAAATTATTTCCCAATGATAATGTTACTGTGTTTTTATACGATCATATTGGACAAAATGCTTGGCTAAGGCAAGCCATAGAGAAGTCTCAATATATTGTGATGGACAACAAAGATGTTCCTATTTGGATCGATGAGTTATTAAAAGGGAGAGATGTACATAGAGTTGATGAATCAAACACAGTTGAACAAGCATTTTCCAATATTCAAACCCAAAATAATAAATGACAGAAGAAAACTTAATTTGTAGTTTTTGTAGCAAGTCACGTAAAGATGTTACAAAAATGATCGTTGGAGCAACAAAGGTTGCAATATGTAATGAGTGTGTGAAACTGTGTGTAGAAATATTAGAAGAAGACATCATAAAGTCACGTAAAGAAAAACTTGTAGCAGGCGATAAAAATATTTTAAATCCAGTTTTAATAAAAGAACATCTTGATCAATATGTGATTGGACAGGATTTTGCAAAAACAGTTTTATCTGTGGCAGTGAGTAACCATTATAAAAGAATTACTCAGCCACCGGTGGATTTTGATTTAGAAAAATCAAATGTAATTGTGCTTGGGGCCACTGGTGCTGGAAAAACACTGATGGCTAGAACTATTGCAAAATATCTAGATGTGCCTTTTGCTATAGCAGATGCAACAACTTTGACTGAATCTGGTTATGTTGGCGAAGATGTAGAAAACGTTGTACAAAAATTATATGCCAACGCAGAAGGTGATATTGAAAAAACACAAAGAGGTATTATTTTTATTGACGAGATTGATAAAATTTGTAGAAAAAGTGAAAATACTTCATTAACTCGTGATGTATCTGGAGAAGGTGTACAGCAAGGACTTCTAAAAATAGTTGAGGGCACAGACTGTAGGGTTCCACCACATGGAGGTAGAAAGCATCCAGATCAACAGACAATAAAAATTAATACTGATAATATTTTGTTTATTGTTGGCGGAGCATTTACTGAACTAGAAAAACAGATTAGATCAAAAAAATCACAAGGCATAGGGTTTGGTACAAAACTTAAAGACGATGATAACAAAAATTATCTTCAAGAAGTCAAACCCGAAGATTTGATAAAGTATGGACTTATTCCTGAATTTGTTGGAAGGTTTTCAATGGTCACTGCAATTGATCCTTTGTCCGAAGAGCAGTTGATTAAGATACTTACTGAACCTCGTAATGCCTTAATAAAACAAACACAGTATCTGTTTGGTTTAGATAATATCCAAATTGAATTTACCAAAGGAGCCAAAGAGTCTATTGCCAAAAAAGCAAAAAAATTAGGAACTAATGCAAGAGGGCTTAAAAATATTTTAGATTCAATAACTTTGCCTTACCAATTTGATGCGGCTGAGATGCGAGAAAAAGGCGTCAATAAGATACAAATTACACAGGAGGTGGTTGACAAAGGTTCAGACCCTGTGTTACTGTTTAATAAACCAAATGCGAAAAAACAACAAATCAAATAGACCACTTGGGTTCCAAGGTTATTATGTGGACATACCTGAAGGTGGTGATCCAATGCGGGCATATCGCAAAATAAAAAAATGGATTAAAAATGATCGTTTTATTGAAGAACTCAAAGACAGACAATATTATCAAAAACCATCTCATTGGAAAAGAGAAACTCAAAAACGCCGAAAGCAAACGCTACGCAAATTACAACGTGAAAGAGATGATAATCGGTTTATGGGAATACTTAGGAAAAAATAAATAATGTAAAAGGAAATAACATGATGGAGTATGCCAGGTATGAATATCAAGTACACAATACTACTATTAATTTTATTAGCCTTAATGGCAGTTTTTCTACAGCCAGTGCCCTTTTAAATTACCATTTCATTTGACAGCTTGTACAGTTGTGTTATAATAAGAGATAAATAAAATTGAAGATTGCTATAGATAGGATCTTCAATAAATTAACTCGCTAACTTAGGAGGAAAGCACATGACAAAACATCTATCTATTTTTAATAATCTAAGACCATACACAGTAGGATTTGACGACTGGTTCGATCACTTCGAACACATGATGGACGACAGTTTCTTTAGAGGAAACAATAATTTTCCACCATATAACATAGTCAAGACTGGTGAACATACCTATGACGTTGAACTTGCACTTGCAGGTTTTGGTAAAGATGACATTATAGTTGAGTACAAAGAAAATCAACTTACAGTTAAATCTAAACCAAATAAAGATCCAGCAGACGAAGTTGAGAAATACGACGAAGGAATGCAACACAGAGGTATATCAAAGAGAATGTTCACAAGAACATTTACGATTGCCAATGACGTAGAGGTTAAAGGTGCAGAACTTAAGGATGGTTTGCTTAAAGTGAGCATGGAAAGAATAATTCCAGAACACAAAAAAGCAAAAACTATCACGATCAAGTAAAGCAAACAAATGGATAGGGTGGTAAAACACCCTATCTAAATTGACAACATACACGTATGTGTTATAATAAGGAATGACAATGGCAGATGTACAAACATTAACAAAAGAAAAAGTTAAACTGGACGAACCTGGACTATATGATGTTATTTTTCTAAATGATAATATTACTACAATGGAGTTTGTGGTTAGGGTCCTAAAACAAATTTTTAATAAATCTCAAGAACAAGCTGAAAATATCACAAAAAAAATACATGATAACGGACAAGGTGTTGTAGGATCATATGTGCATGAAGTGGCAGAGCAAAAAGGAATTGAAACAACATTAGTAGCCAGACAAGAAAATTTTCCACTACAAATCAAAGTTAAAAAGCAATGACGTTAGATCAATACGTGATTGAAAACAAGAAAGTCATAGAACTTGTTAAAAACAAAAATCAAAACGATCATGTGCTTGGCAAGTATTACGGCACACTAGACTACGCCACCGCAAGGTTCAACACGATATTACTTAAATTATCCCAAGATAGACTATTGGAGGACAAGTTGAAAGATGATGTTCGAGATTGTTTTGATATTATACAAAAGTTTTATAAGAATGTAAAACGATACGAGTCATGGCCTTTCTTTACAAAACCTTTTTTTAGAACTGTTTTACATGGTATAGGCACAAGGCAGATTCCAACTATAAAAAAATTATTAAATAGGGTTGAACATCAAAATCATTTTTATCACCATGGAGATGATACTGTATGATAAACTGGATATTTTGGGCTATACCAAAACAATATGTTAGAAGATATTTTGTGTATTTGGTTATGATATTATTTTTTATCCCAAACTATCTATTTGGTATATACTACACTGTGTTAGGATTTGTTGTAAATTATTTGTGGTTCGATCTTGTTTTTTATGGTTGGGTCAAATTTAAAGAAAAAATGGAAGGATTGGATGAATGAAAGCTATAGTTTGGAGTAAGCCAGCATGTGGATACTGTGTCAAAGCAAAAAATTTATTAAAGAGTAAAGGTATTGAAGTAGAAGAAAAAAATATCGCTGAAGGATACAAAATACAAGATCTTTTAGAAATGGTTCCTAACGCAAGAACCATGCCACAAATTTGGATTGATGAAGATTATGTGGGCGGATACTATGAATTAGAAAAATTTTTAGAACAAAAAGGAGTATAATGATTAAAGAAGCACTAATAAAAAAGTTAGAAGGCGACATTGAAGTAGCTAGAGTAGATCTAAAAGTATTTTTGGAAAAGCCTATAGGAGTAGCAGAGCATATAGATTATGTTATTACTGCGGAGAAAAAACTAGAAGCACTAGCACACGCTGAAGACAAACTAGAATCTTTGATTAAATTATAGCAGTGACCTACGTAGTCAATGACAAGTGCATCATGTGTAAGCACACAGACTGCGTTGAAGTTTGCCCAGTGGATTGTTTCTACGAAGGCGAAAACATGCTGGTCATAAATCCTGACGAATGTATTGACTGTGGTGTATGTGAACCTGAGTGTCCTGAAGATGCAATTTTGCCTGATACCGATGATGAAGGAGCGAAGTGGGTAGACTTCAATGGCAAATGGAGCCAAAAGTGGGAAGTAATCACAGATAAAAAAGATCCTTTACCAGATCACGAAAAACATTCAGGAGAATCTGACAAATTACAAAAGTATTTCACAGACAAGTAAGGTTGGCAAAACTTGGTAACCGTGTTATTATAATATAATGGTTTTAGATAAAATTACTGAGATGGGTGAGAATCTCAAAATGTTAGAAGGACATGACAGATTACAGTATCTTGTTGATAAAGCCAAAGAAGTAGAACCTCTGCCTGATGCTGTCAAAACCGAAGACAACAGAATCCATGGGTGTGCTTCTAAACTTTGGATAATAGGCGGTGCTAATGAAGATAACAAAATGCAATATCGTGTTGACGGAGATGCATTCATCACCAAAGGCACAGCAAAAGTGGTTACTGATCTTGTAAATGGTGCACACAAAAGTGAAGTGGCAAATCTCACAGTGGAAAATTTTGCAGCACTGGGTATCAAAGAATTACTTACACTACAACGGCAAAACGGATTAGGTGAACTAATACACAGAATCATAAGGATAGCCAATGCATAATACACCTCCAGGTTGGATACCACATGGAAATCCTTCTGTGGATCCAAATGTGCATACTACTCTGGACGACATCAAAGACGACGATAATGTTAAACAAGAATATATTGAAAAAGTAAAAGAACAACTTAAAACAGTTTATGATCCTGAGATCAGTGTGGATCTTTACACACTGGGTTTGATCTATGATGTTAAAATAACAAGCGAAAGATATGTGTTTGTGCTAATGAGTTTGACAAGTGCATTTTGTCCTGCGGCAGATTCAATGCCCAAAGAAATACAGCAAAAAATCGAAAGCATACCTGGCTTGAAATGTAGAGTTAGAATCACAATGACTCCGCAATGGACTAGAGACATGATTGATCCAGACATGAGAAGTTTGATGGGGCTATGATCAGTGTAGAACTTATTGATAAGATGGGCACAGACTTATCTGTGGTCAATGCCGCAAGAGTAAGTTATTCAAAAGAAAGTAATACATTTACAATTAAAGATGAAAAGTTAATAAAGTATCTCGCTGAACACGAACACTGGTCACCGTTTGCACACGCATCAATGCAGTTTAGAATCAAGGCTCCCATATTTGTGGCAAGGCAACTTGTGAAACATCAAGTGGGACTTGTATGGAATGAAGTATCCAGACGTTATGTGGACTTTCCACCTGAACTGTACAAGCCTGATGCATGGAGAGGACGTCCTGTGAATTCAAAACAGGGTTCAGATGGTGAAGTTGAATTGGATCAAACATTAGATCACAACTTGGACACCACAATGAAAAGTTGTTTGGTGTTGTACAATGCTCTACTGCAAAAAGGCGTTGCACCTGAACAGGCACGTATGGTGCTACCACAGTCGATGATGACTGAATGGTATTGGTCAGGAACTGTGTATGCGTTTGCGAGGGTATGCAACTTAAGATGTAAACCTGATACACAAAAGGAAACACGAGACGTTGCAAACGAGATAGATAAATTAGCAGACGAGGCATTTCCTTACTGCTGGAAATATTTGAGGAAGTAATGGGCCTGTTCGAAAAAATACTAATATGGACATTGGGAGGATACATGACGTATGTTTTTGTCCTAGCAACAATTAACACAATTTGTGATTGCATATGAAAAATAAAATATACACAGTCGCCGGAGTACTAGCAGTGGTAATGGCGGTCGTGGCTGTGTCGGCCTTTGCTCTGATATAATCAGATATAGACATACTCACAATTTCCAAGTATAATATATCGTATGAAACTGGGTATTGTAGGACATGGATTTGTAGGCACGGCAGTGGATCATGGATTCACAAAGGACGTGCAGAAGTTCATAGTAGATCCCAAACACAACAGCACCAACACCATTGAGGACCTGATAGCGTTTAAACCAGACGCAACATTTGTGGCTGTACCAACACCACAGTTGGAATCAGGTGAGTGCAACACAGAGATATTGGAAATTGTGATGCAACAGTTGAACAACAGCAAAGGTGCTCTTGTGATTGTCAAGTCAACTGTGCCGGGATACAAACTGGAAAAAATCAAAGAAGAATGCACCAATTTACGAATAGTTTACAATCCTGAATTTCTCACAGAAAAAAACTACATCAACGACTTTGTTAATCCACCCATGCATGTGTTTGGTGGAGTAAATGCAGACACAGATCTAGTGGAAAAACTGTACAAAGAACACTCCGTTTGCAAAGAGGCCACTGTGTTCAAAACAGATATGGTCACTGCATCAATGGTGAAATACTGTATCAACAGTTTCCTGGCAACCAAAGTCACATTCATGAACGAGATGTATGATGTGCTCAAGGCGGCACGTGGCACAGACTGGCAGACATTCACAAAAATAATTGCACACGATCCACGGATGGGCAACACACATTTAAAAGTGCCTGGCAACGACGGACAGCGAGGCTACGCAGGATCATGCTTTCCCAAAGACACCAATGCATTGGCTTGGTTTGCCCGTGAGATACTGAACACACCGTTTACGCAGTTAGAAACCAGCATAAAGATCAACGACACACTACGCCAACGCAACCAATCATAAGGTTAAATACGAGTATGAAACCGTGGTTTGAAAAAGAAATACAAGAGGCAGACATAATCAAATTTCCTGAGCCTGAGAGGAAGGTTATCAAAATGCCCAGTGTCTCAGAATATCCAGATTTTATCACAGGTGTGCTTGACCTTCAAGCAAGACGCGACAAAGGACAAATTAGCCAAGATTCTTACAATAAACTCTACCAAGACCTAATTCAGAGATTTATGAAGAAGGAGTCTTTTGAGCATCCATGGTTCTTGAGAGAGGCACAGGAGGCGTTGCCAAACAATTCTAAAAGAGGTGAAGTAAACGAGCATTTTTTAGGAGTGGCTATTGGTGCTAAATTTTTAGCAGGTGACAAAATGATCACTTTAAAAGCATTTGAAAATGTCCTTAAAAATGTAAAAGGAAAAGATCAAGAAGAAGTAGAACTGAAATCACAGGCAGGAGATAAAATTGTTATTAGAAATGTTTACAAAAGTTCTGCTACTAAAAATGATTTTTATGATGACGAGACAAAAAATATAATGATGGAAGAAATTTCTGGCGATATTAAATTTGCAAACAGTGATGCCTATACTGGACGCATAGCACAAGTATTTGCTGATAACGGCAAGCCTGATACTATTAGAGTCAGTGCAGTTGGTGGAGAAGACGAAAAAGGATCAAAAGTAGACATTGACGTAGATTATATACGTCCTGATGGTTCGCCGAGACGTTTACGCCCAATTAGTTTAAAAACTTCAAGCGGCCAAATGGGGCAAGGATCACCTAAAACTTTGAAAGGACTACAATCATTTTTTTCAACTCTTGGTGTTAACATTCCTGATATAAAAAATTATGAAGACAATATTGAAAAGAATATTATGAATGCGTTCAAATTGGTTAATAAAGACTTACAAGCAACCTTGGCAGGTGATAAAGACAATAAAGAAAAAGCATTTTTGAATAGGGTTGTTAAATTTTTAGATTATCATGTGACCATGAACGATCCAAGAGTAATTTTAGTAAACATTGAAAAAGGTGATTTTCAAGTTCTTAAAATTGGAAACATTATGAAAAATGTTGATAACATTGATTTATCAACAAAACTTGTTGTGGGTACATCGAGCGAAGGTAAATCATTGCCGGGTATTAAAATTTTTGATATCAAATCAGGAAAAGAACTAGTACTAATAAGATTAAAAATTACAGGTGGAAAACCATCATCGAAAGATCCTAATGTGATGCGTCCAATACGTTATACATTAATTGTTGATGTCAAACCGCTTTTTAAACAATTAGCACGAACACAATAAGTACAAGTGTATGATTGATACACAAGGCAAACTTCTTGTAGCCCCTCCGGGTATGCCAGACTGGCGTTTTCAAAAAACAGTTGTGTACATGTGGAAACATGATATTTCTGGAGCAGGCGGCGTGATTATTAATAAAAAGTGTAATCATCCAACTTTCAGTCATGTCTGCGAAGAAGGAAGTGTAGCCAGAAAACCTGATATAGATCCACCTATTTTTTACGGTGGACCAATATTGAATAACATTATCGGAGTGTTACATTCCAAAGATTATGTGCTAGGTAGTTCCAACACTGGAGAACATCCGTTGGCATTTACCTTAGATAAAAAAATGTTAGATGTCATTGCTCAAGGCGGTGGACCAAAGGAAAAATTGATCACGCTTGGTATGTCAAGTTGGGATCAAGGACAGCTTGAAGCAGAACTTGACGCTGTGCCACCAAGGAAAGCATCAATGAGTTGGTTGATTATTGATTATGATCATGAACTTGTGTTTGGACCAAAAAGAGAAGACATGTGGGAAATGTGCGTATCAAAAGCTGTGCAAAACACAACTTCAGAATTAACAGATAAAATTTTCAAAAATTAGTATCCAAACTCATGATGGCATGTGCTGATCATGAGATACCATAATTGGTCATAATCCCAATCATAGTTGTGGACTTTTTTTAAATAAAATTGTTGAATGGGCCAAGCGTCTTGTTCCATTTCTTGTGTGCAATCAAATTGCATTTCGTTCATGTCTTGATAATAATGTATCATTTCATGAAGCAACACAGCTTGATCCCAAGGCTTTGTCCTGTCCCATGTGTCAGGTAATATGATTACATCTTGCTCTTTGTTGTACATGCCATGAAGATCGTTTGGTTCATGCTCGTTGTCTTTGTAATATAAAGCATTCATTTCTGCCTGTTTCAAAAATATCACATTTGGCAATGGGTGATCCGTGTTGTAAAAGGTGTTTGCACTTATCCAAATCATAAGTGCGGTTAGAATTTCTTTCATTTTTTTGTGTATTTAATAACAATATTTGATGACTGTAAAACAATAATAACGCAGGGCAGATATGCTTTAAATCATTATGTACGTACACTTAAAATATACGCATAGATTAAATAACAATGAGCGAGGTTAACGTACTAATATGGCAGGTCCATGTAACAATACCGCACAGATCTGCATTTGGTAATTTCAATAAATACCCATATGCGTATGTATAGAAAATTAATTTTTACAATTATTTTAGGCTTTTTTGTCCTTAACAGTTTTATGACATCTGCTTTTGCAGAGGCCTTAGTCCACGGATTCAAGAATCCAAGTTTTAGCGGAACAGGATATTCACAACATGTTTTATCAATTGATCAATTACAGGAAACAAGGAAAAAGCAAGCCAAAGATGATAAAAAATCAGCGGCCGCGGCAGCAAAACGTGAAGAAAACAATACGACTATAAACAAATTTATAAAAAATGTTGAATCAAGAATTTATGCCAACTTGTCTAAACAATTAGTTGATAACATGTTTGGAACTACCTGTACAGGCACTTGTCCAACTAGTGGTACAGCAACAGTCGAAGGATCAACAATTTATTGGGTAAAAGACACTTCGACAGAAATAATAACATTAACTATCACTGATCCAACTGGCAATGTTACTACTATGTCAGTACCATTAGGAGACTTCCAATTTTAATATGAAAAACTTATTATTAGTATTTGCAATGATTTTTCTAACTGCCTGTGCAGCAAGTAAGAACAAAGTTAAAATTGGTGATAAACCCTTCATAGAAGGCACACCTACCGAGCATCTGTTAAGAGCAATTCCGCCATTGACAGAACAGCCTATAATTACAATCGCGGTGTATGATTTTCCAGACTACACTGGGCAAAGAAAACCTAGTTCGAAATTTTCACAACTATCCATGGCAGTATCACAAGGTTCGGATACCTGGGTGATTGCGGCCTTGAAAGCAGTTGGTGATGGCAGTTGGTTTAAGGTAGTTGAAAGAAAAGGGCTAGATAGTTTAGTTAAAGAAAGACAATTGATTAGATCAACGAGAGAACTTTATGATGGAGATGTTGGTGCAACCAACGTGCTTAAACCTCTTGTATTTGCTGGACTGTTAATCGAGGGTGGTATTATTGGTTATGATGCGAATGTCGCTTCAGGCGGTGATGGAGCAAGATATTTTGGAATTGGAATCAGTGAAGAATACAGAGTTGATCAAGTTACTGTATCCATGAGATTAGTTGCGGTGCAAACCGGAGAAGTGTTGTTAACAGCAGAAGCAACAAAAACAATAGCAAGTCACAAGACAGGTGCCGACGTATTTAGATTTTTGGATATGAGCACAAAAGCATTTGAAGTTGAGTCAGGCGTTGCAGTAAACGAGCCTGTGAATTATGCAGTGAGAAGTGCAATAGAATTTTGCATACTTGAAATCATTAAACTGGGCGATAAAGAAGGACTTTGGAAAATTAAATACTATTAATATTATGAATAAATTATTAACAATATTTTTTGCCTTGGCATTTTCTTATAGTGCATATGCCAACGACATATATGTAACACAGTCAGGTGCTAGTCTAGACTTGGATATCACACAGGATGGTGCCAATAACACAGTAGGTAATAGTACAACTGCATCTACAGTAGCTGGTGCAAGTACCACAATCGATATTGATCAAGTTGGAAGTTCCAACGTATTAACATTTGATGTTAACGGAGCAAGTTACACTGGAACGTTCAACGTGACAGGTAGTTCTAACAATATCGACATCAATTGTGATAGCACAGGAAACAATTCATCTTGTGCCACTGTTACAGCAAGTGTCACAATGGTTGGTAACTCAAATGACATAGACCTAGACATTGGGCAAACTTCTGATGCGGCAAACACAACAGCAACAATAACATCAGCAGCGTCGGATGATTCAAACGTGATTGCGGCCACAATCGATGGCACAAGTGCAATACTAACAATTACAGTTGATGGTGACACAAACAACTGGTTGATTGACATTGATGGCAATGGAGATGTAAATGGACACACTTTAATACACACTCACACAGGTGGATTAGCAGATGTGGACATAATCCAATCAGGTGTCAATGATAACATGATTACCTTAACAACATCTGGAGACTCAGCGGACATAGATATCAGCCAAACTGATTAATGTGATGCGTTTCTTTATTTTCTTACTGCTTTTTTTAGCACCGACACTGGTAAAGGCTAGTATAGGAGATGTTATTCTACAGGAAGGAAATAGCACAATTGAAAGAGATTCAGGAGAAACTTATGAGTCTGTGATTGATCTTGATGTATTTTCTTATGACACTGTGAAAACAGGCAATGGTAAAACAGCAATAGAATTTATAGATCAAACAAGAGTTGACGTAACACAACATTCCAAACTTGTGATAGATGAATTTGTTTATGATCCTAATTCACAAACAGGTGCTTTGTCCCTTAAAGCATCTTTAGGAACTATTAGATATGCATCGGGACAGATTGCAAAAAATTCAAAACAAAATATTAAAATAACAACACCAACTGCAACAATTGCCGTCAGGGGTACTGACTTTACAATGACGGTTGATGAAGTGGGTAGTTCAACAATAATACTTCTACCTTCGTGTGACACACAAGGTAATTGTTACGTTGGAGAAATTTCTGTGGAATCTGATGCTGGTCATGTAATATTGAATCAGGCTTTTCAAGCGACTGTGGTTGATACAGTTGCGTCAAATCCCATGCGTCCTGTCATATTAGATCTTGATGCTGATCAGATATCCAATCTTTTGATTATATCTAAACCTCCAGCAATTGAAGATCAACAAGCATATGAAAAAAACTTAAATCAAGTTGCAACAGCATTGGATTTGGATTTTCTTAAATTTGATGAATTAGAAGTTGATTATCTGGAGGAAGAAAAGGATACTTGGGCTACTGGATTGGATATTGATTTCTTAGAACAAAATTTTCTTGTTGATATCCTAGCACAATTAAACAAACAATTGGCGTTGCAGATGAGAAGTGAATTTGATAAAAAGAAATCTGCAACTGGAGTCACATTTGGAAAAGATCCTGAAACCGGAATAATACTATTAGATGAAAATCCACAATATGTTTTTATAAGAGAAGGTGGTTCTGGTAATTATTTAGAACTGAGATTAGATCAAGAGTATGGCTATATTTTAAATGTGCAACAAAACGACTTTGAAGTTTTTGATTATGTAATAGGTGGACAACAGAATGAAATTAGGATTAAGCAGGTTAATTAGTTTTATTTTTTTATTTTTTTATTGTGCTAATGTATTGGCTGAAGATGTGTACATTCATCATCAAAATTATGGTAATACACATAGCAAATGGAAGAATAGATTAGAAGACGCTGGTCATACCGTAACCAGTAGCACAAATAGTATTACGGATTTCTCTTCTTATGAACAATACTATGATTTGAGATACAGTGGTAGTAGTTTGCCAACAGATGGATTTAAAACAATATTGTCAAATGGTGGCACAGTGTTTTTAAATGGGGAGAACACTAATTTCACAAGTCGAAACAATCAAATACAAAGTTTTATTAGAGACGTCACTTCTGATAATTCTATAACTTATTCCACAAGTTTAAACATAGACTATACTGGCACCAATGAACAATTATCCACTACATCCATACTGTCAACATTGCCTAGTGATTGGGCATATTTAAATTTTGCATTTGGTGGTGTCATCAGTAACTTAGGAACAAATGGGAAATGTCTTGCCGCCAATGGTCAAGGCCGTTGTGGTGTTGCTTTATTTGATGGTGATGCTCTTTCATCCAGTTATTCTAATGGTAAAGTTATTATAATCACAGATATAAATTATGCTTCTCATTCACAATATTATACTGCTGATAACAAAGAATTTTTAACGTCACTGATCAGTGATGTGATAACAAGCACAGTGAATACAACATCAGCAGTGACGGTCACTATTACTTCTAGCCAAACAACATCAGTTAACACTGCCAAAGGAACATCAAGCAATGGTGTTAATATGAATGTGAATGGTGACAATAACACAGTGAATATCCAACAATCAGGCCAAGATAATTTTATTACAGGATCCAATTGGTCTGGAGACGCCACCATCACAGGTGATAACAATAACTTGAGTGTGGATCAAGGCAATATCACAACAAGTGGAAACAGTGGAAGGAATGGAATAGGATTAGACATAACTGGTAGCACAAACACAGTTAACATCAGTCAAGGTGATTATTCTGTTGATGTAGGTGATCATAGAATTATGTTAGACATAGATGGTAGTACTAATACAACAAATCTTACCCAAAGGAACGATGGAGATGCAAACAGTGAACATTATATGAGTGTTGACATTGATGCATCTCAAAATGTGATAAGCCTACAGCAATTGAACGATGGCGATAAAATATTGTTTCTTGATATTGACAACGCAAATAATACAGTGGATATATCACAATCGGGCAGTGGTCAACACTATTTGGATCTTAAATTAGGCACAGGATCATATGCACACGATGTTGATATCACTCAATCAGGCAGTGGAGATCACGCCGGCAGAATTGATCTTGATGGTTACTCGACAGATTTTGATCTAGTGCAACAAGGTTCTACAGATCAAAATTATAATATTGATATGACTTGTGGCACCCAATCAGGATGTGCTGTGTCGACCACACAGGGAAACTAGATCTAGTTAAATACACACATAATGGCAGATGAGAAACCAAAAAAACTGACTCTGCGTGAACGTTGGAAGAAAGCCTGCACAGCAGACAACATAGTTGACCTTAGCGTTGACTGTTTCTTATTGTTCTTCGAGGTGTTAAGTTCCCCAATACTGATAGTGATGAGAGCGGTGCGTTGGTTTATTAACAAGTTCTTGGTGGACAAGTTGAAGAGTGTTGTGAAGAGGATAGTTCACTGGTTTATGGACCACAGGGTCAAACGTCTGGCCAAAGGACAGAACGTGTTCAGGTACTACTGGTGGCTATGGCTATTGAGTCCAATCATACTGGTCATTCTAATTCTCGGCATAGCGATGATATATGGACTGGTTACAGGCTTGAATATAGGTTTTGAAATATGGGAAAAGGATATAAAAGGTGAATAAGATCCTTACACACTGGACACTTGCATTTATTACACTCGCGGTACTGATGCTTTGGGGACTGAAAGATCCTTTTGTGAAGGAGACAGCAAGATTAAAAAGTTTTGACCTGATACAGAAATATGACAAGCCAACTGTGAGTGAGGATGTAGTAATTGTTGAGATAGATGAGAAGAGTATAGAACAGAACGGACAGTGGCCATGGAAGAGGAGTGTACTCGCAGATGTGATATGGCGACTGCGTGAAGCAGGTGCAGGCATAATTGTTCTTCCAATATTGTTTTCAGAAGAGGATAGGTTGGGTGGAGACATGGATCTCGCACAGGCCTTGGTACAAAATGGAATCGTGATCGCACAGACGGGCACAACGCAGACAAATAAAAACGCAGTACCACGTGGTGTTGCTAAGATAGGTGATCCGTTACCTTGGTTGTTCGAATGGCCAGGAATGCTAGGACCAATACCCTTATTGGGAGACAACGTTGACGGTGTTGGAGTTGTGAACACCACGCCAGAGATAGACGGTGTGGTGAGGAGACTACCTTTACTGATGAGAGTTGGGGAAGACGTCTATCCTAGTGTTGCATTAGAAGTTATAAGAGTAGCAGTTGGAGATCCAAGTTATCAAGTCAAAGCCAGCGAAGGTGGTGTGATAGCATTAAGGGTACCAAAGTTCAAAACAATTAAAACAGACCAGTACGCAAGGATATGGCTAAGGTGGAACAAGGAGTTTCCAACATTAAGCATCACAGATGATTTCAGTTCGGTCTTTGGCAAGACTGTGATAATAGGAAACACCGCCCAAGGTATCAGCACAATTATCGCAACACCCAACGGTGAGGAATATAGCCACATAGCGATGGCAGTCAGTCTTCAGACTGTGATAAACGGTGAGAACATAGTGAGATTAGACACTGCAACTTTTCTTGAATATGTGGCAGCAGGTTTGCTTGCAGTAATAATAATTTTATTGGCAGGTTTTGCACCCTATTGGTTGGTTGGCGCTGTATTACTAACTGTATGGTCAGGAACAGCCTATGGCGCATACTTTTATTTCGTCAAACACTTACAACTCTGGGACGCCAGTTGGATCATATTGGTCACAACCATAACAGGATTCCACGCTGTGTTCAACAGATTCGTGAAAGAGTTTGGTCTCAAACAACAGATCAAGAAACAGTTTGAACACTACCTAGATCCTGGCATGGTCAAGAAACTACAGAAGGATCCGTCACTCCTAAAACTTGGTGGTGAGACCAGAAATATGACTTTCCTATTCTGTGATATCAGAGGTTTCACACCCATCAGCGAGAAGTACAAAGGAAATCCTGAAGGCCTCACAAAATTAATTAACAGATTTTTGACACGAATGACAGATGTCATTATAGAAAACGGTGGAACTATAGACAAGTTCATGGGCGACTGTATAATGGCCTTCTGGAACGCACCTATAGAAGACCCAGACCATGAGCAACACGCAGTTCAGGCTGCTATTGACATGCAGAGGGAATTGTCAAAACTGAATGTTCAGCTGGCCGCAGAAGAATTACCTACGATAGCTATAGGTATTGGAATAAACACAGGCGAAGCACTGGTGGGCAACATGGGATCAGATCAGAGATTTGATTACAGTGTGATTGGTGACGCTGTTAATCTTGCCGCAAGGTTAGAAAGCAGTTCTAAAACACTTGGCAAGACAGTAGTTGTTGGAGAGAAAACCTACAAAGCGGCAAAATACGATTACAATTTTGATTACATCGACAGCATTATGGTCAAAGGAAAAACGGAATCTGTTAAGGTGTACACGATTAAGAATTAAATACACACATTATGAACTTTTGGACATTAGTTGCAGATTTAGGCTTACCTATTGCGGCCACCATTGGGTTGGGGGCTTTCATTATGATAATCATCAAATACATATTAGGGAGTGTAGTAGGATCAATAAAATTTATAGAATCAGTAATACAGCAATTAGATAATAGGGTAAAAACTATGAACAATGACATAATAAAAATTGACCAAGAAGTGTCTGAGCAATTAGGACTGCCGGTGGACACAGATAGAATTGCCAGAGCAGACGGAAAAAAAGATGCCAGGAAGGATTAGATGCAAATAGTAACTATTATTAACGAATATGGATTTCCAGTGGTTGCAATGTTTTTCCTTGCGTATTTTATTTGGTTCTTATACAACTACATTGTTCAAGAAATTAAACCAAAACTTGGTAACACAAGCACAACTTTAATAGCTCTTATTGATAGGATCAGAATGTTAGATAATGACCTAATCAGACTTCGTACAAAAGTACGCACCCTTAAGAAAAATAAGAACTAGTAGTATTATCTGATAGAATATTTCCATAACTAATTTAGAGGGGTAAAATAAAATGGAATTCATGATGGTAGTATTAATCTGTTTTGGACTGGATGACTGCCAAGCTATATTTGATGATACTAGTTGGTATGAAACATATGATGAGTGCCTTTCTGTCGCTGGTTTAGCTGCACCTTTAATGAAAGATTTATACCCTAATAGTGCAGGAAACATTTACTGTATGACTGCTGAAGAAGCCAAAGCATATCACGACTACATTCAAAATGGTGGAGTCATTGAGTTGGATTTACCAGATGTTGAGCCTGCCTCAACTGCCGTATAATTGACATAATAAATTTAACATAGTATAATATAGGCATGATTCATGCCATGATCGATTTGGAAACTTTAAGCACAAATCCAGATGCAGTAATTCTTACTGTTGGTGGCGTAAAGTTTGATCCACACACTAGTATGAAACCATACAACGAAATGTATTTCCGTGTGGATGTTGATACACAGACGAATCAAGGACGTCATGTCATGGATGATACTTTAAATTGGTGGGCAAAACAGCCAGAAGATATAAAAAATGAAGCTCTAGGAGATAAAGATCGAATTAGTTTATCTGATATGATAAAACAAATTAACAAATTTAGTGTGGGAGTAGATGTTTTTTGGTGTCAAGGGCCACTGTTTGATTATGCAATTTTACAAAATTTATACACTCAATTAGGACATCCTGTACCATGGCAATATTGGCAAATAAGAGATTCAAGAACACTTTTTAATTTGGTTCCTAGAGATAAAAATGAAAAAAGAGAAGGCCTACACAACGCTTTGAGCGATTGTATTTTCCAAGCAAAAAAAGTTCAAAAAATTTATAGACAACTTGCTTTAGAAAAAATATAATAATAAAAAGGAGAAAAAATGTTACAAATTTGTAAAGAAGGAAATAGCTTAAAATACGATATTCCAAACGATAAAAAAGTTATTGTTTGTGGTATACCAGGAGCATTTACATCTGGTTGTACAAATCGACACCTTCCAGGGTATGTTGAAAATTTAGAAAACTTAAAAAGCAAAGGTATAGACAAAGTAATTTTTGTTGCAGTGAACGATGCCTATGTGATGGATGCTTGGAATAAACAACATGGCCATAGCGAAATAGATGCGGTAGGTGATTTAAAAGGCGAATACACAAATTCTATTGGAGAAATAAAAGAGTCTGATGATTTAGGGCCACATTCTAAAAGACATGCAAGACTTTATGAAAATGGGAGCCTAATTAAAAAGTTTGATGAGCCATGGGCAGAGCACGTTCTGGAAAACCTATAGATTGGTATTCTATATCTGATTTATATAATTTAGAAAATTATAAAGTCCGTCATAAAAGAAATCCACTAATTAAGTGGATCAAACTACCGTGTGTCTATAAGATCAAGATAAACGAAAATATTGTTCACGTTGGTAGATCTGACACTTGTAAAAAACATGGCGGCGCAGAAAAAGTGAGAAAAGCAATTGTTAATTTACTAGATGTCTTTAATCACAATCCAGGTGTTCCAAAAACAAAGTTTTGGGAAGAAATTAAATTAAAGTATCGACCAAATTCCAGTAACATTAAAATAGGAATAATTAAAACAAATGCCATTGCCAAGACCTATCTACAAGAAGCAATATGATAATTGATCAAGAAAAAAGTAATCAGCTTTGGATACAATACACACCAGGCGCCGGCGGAAGATTCACTTTGGTATGTTGCACAACAGCAGAAAATGTTGGAAACTGGTTACCCGATCCGTTGCCAGATCCTATTGAATACACTTTGAAAAAATTTTGCGGCGAAGATGGCACTTTACACATGAAGACTGAAACACAACCACCTTACAATATTCCTTGGTACACTAGACAATATCCTTTTACTAGAGGTGATAACCTCACACCACAAGAAGTAACTGAAAATTACATGCAGGATCCTACAGCAAAACAACATTTGTTACAAAATAAATTATTGGCAAATCCTTGGAACAAAACTTATCTTCCTGACTGGTTTAATGGAAAGCTGTTAACAATTGTAAGTGATGAAAATAGTCATAAATGGTTAATGGAGAGACGTAAACAAGTATTCTATAGATTTAAAAATGGCAAAGCATATCTCTTACGATATATGCCTGACGTAATCCATAATCCTCATAGGTTAAAAATGTTTAAGGATCACCCACAGACCGAATACGATTACACAGATCAGGACAAATTTGTTGAGTCAGACTATCACGATAAAATGGAGCCTGGTAAAGGACTGAATATCACATTGACAGATATTTTGAATGGCGATCCAAATATGATATGGGACCAAATAGATAATTTACTCGAAATGCCTATTGATAGGAATTGGTGCACCCCAGCGTTGAACACCTGGAGAAATAGATGGGCCAAAGGATAGATTGGAATAATTAAAATAAAATGCCAACAGCAAAGCCTAAGTTTAAAAAAGTGTATGAAAATATAGATTCATATGAAGAATGTACTTGGTTAAGCAACGATAAACCAATCTTTGAAAACAATTTTACAGCAGTATTCAACGACAAATATCCTTCAGTCGAAGGGCATATGCTTTTTGTTCCAAAAAAAAATACAGCTGAATATATAGGAGAATCTTACAAACTGGCGTACTCTTGGGGAGACGAGTGGATCCAAGAAGGAAAAATTAACGGATTTAACGCTGGGCAAAACATGGGCAAGTGTGCTGGGCAAACTGTGATGTGGCCGCACATCCATTTTATCCCTAGGCACGATGGTGACTCTGATTTGAAAAAACAACTCAATGGCGTTAGGATGGCTCATCCTAATGGTAATAATAGACATTTTTATTAAAATGAAAAAGTCGGATCTAAGCACAAAAGAATGGCAATATTTTTTAGTATTAAAAGAATTATTAGGCGAGCTCAGTAGAAAAGAGAAAAACATGAAAGTAATTGAATGGCTAACAAAAAAAGTAGAAAAACTAGAAAAAAGAAGCGGCTGGTAACAGGGCCAATGTTTGTATCTCCCGATGGTGGTGAAACTGTATATGAGCAGTTACCAAATGGTAAAAGGAAACTTGTCAGTCAATCGCAATTGGCAAAAGATACAGAGCAAGAATTTACTGAATCTGAGATGATTGGTGTTGATGCGATACGTCTAAGAAGAGAATATCCTGCTTTACAAAAAGCATGGAATCAATACAAAACAGTCTGGAATCTAGTAGCATATAACGATGACGAATAGTATTACTAAAAACAGTTTTACCAGCAGTATACAGACGTCTGTGTGCGTTTAAAGGGGTGATTAAATAGTGTTATGACCAAGTTTGTAAGTGTTATAGGCAACGGAGAAAGTAGACGGGGATTTGATATCACCCCTCTTAAAGGTATTACCACAATGGTAGGCTGTAACGCTATATTCAGAGATCACAATATGGATTATGTTGTGGCCTGTGACCGTCACATGTGTCAAGAAGCTGTTAACACTTGTGGAAAAAACACTACCATTTACACTAGAGAAAACTGGTACAAGCAATTTGCTTTTTGGCCAAATGTTAGGAAAGTGCCTGAGCTGCCTTATGAAGGAGAAAAAAGACAAGATGAACCATTTCACTGGGGCACCGGTCAGTTTGCAGCTTTAGTAGGAATGCAATTCAAACCTAAAGCAATTTTCTTAATAGCTATGGACTTATGGGGCATAGAAGGCAAAAAAGGAACCGAAGGTGTTAATAATATTTACAAAGGATCAAAAGGGTACACATACATCAAAAGGCCTGTTGATCCGAGATATTGGATATATCAATTTAATAAACTTTTTGAATATTCTGATTGTAGATGGATTGTGGTAAATGATGAAAATTGGAAAATGCCCGATGAATGGAAAGATAAAAAAAATGTTTTTCAAGAATCTTACGAAGGTCTGGCCAAGTGGATCAATAAACAATTGACAAAATCTAAATAATCTTTATAATTGTACTATGTTTGAAAATATAAAAGATGGAGATCTTATTACTCTTAAATTAGCTTCAGGTGAAGAAGTTGTATCAACATTAAAAAGTCATGGCGTTGATGTTGTTTCGATTGAAAAGGCACTAGTTTTAATGCAAGGACCGCAAGGCTTGGCATTTGGGACGTTTTTTTCAACCGCTAAACAAGATCAGCCTATTAATATTGCAAGGGATAAGATAGTTTCTGTCGCACACATAAATGACAAAATTGCTGGAGAGTATCAAAAAGTGTTCAGTGCAATTAAAACTGTTGATAAACCAAAAATTATTGTATAATGTCGCACTTTGATAAGCATAACAAAAGCATCACAGCATTAGTTGATGTAAGTGAGTCAATGTTAAATGCAATGGAACAGCATGGCGTTGATCCAGAAACAGTTGCAAACCGTCCAGAATTTTCCGTGTTGATCCATTTTTTAAAAAGTATTATTGATGGCGAATTAAATATTCCAAACGAATTGACTGAACGTATAAGACAGGCATCGGACGAATTAGGACTTGACCTTGGAGATATAAAGAAAAGGTTACACTAATGAGAGGACTTAAAGACTTTCATCCCTCTATAAACACTCTGCAAGTCATCATTAAGGAGAAAAGATGACTTACTATTCAACTAAAACATATGGACACAACATAGGATTAGCTTGTGTGTTCAGACAACCTAACGCAGATCATTCACATTGTCACCTACTGCATGGATACAGTCTTGCATTTAAATTTACTTTTGGATGTGAAGAACTTGATAATAAAAACTGGGCAGTGGACTTTGGAGGATTGAAACCATTAAAGGCTTGGCTGGAAGACAAGTTTGATCATAAGTTAGCCTTGGATACAAATGATCCACAACTTGACAAGTTAAAAGAACTTGAAAAACATGATCTTGCTGAGGTAAGAATGTTTGACGGTGTTGGTGCAGAAATGTTTGCCAAACATGCATTTGATTTTGCGGATCAATTGATCAAAGAAAAAACTAACGGTAGATGTTTTGTGGAAAGTGTAGAGTGTATGGAACACGGAGCAAACAGTGCCATCTACGCTAGACAATAAATTTCTTTTTGAAAACATAGTTGTTCAATTAAACAACAAACAGTTGCGGATCAATGTTTATGATACATCTTTAGGCAAAAGATGGCTAGAAGCTTTAAAAAATAATTTAAAAGAAAAAAGAATACTTGAAAAAAACTTTTGTTGGTTAGGTTGGGCAGACTCAAAACGAGATGTAGACTATCTTTGTGATGAACTTAACAAACATATCGAGCAAATAAATTCATTTGATTTTTATCCAGCTTTTGAAAAAATAGAAAAGTTTAACAGAGATGATTTTCAATATAGTGCTAATCTCCCGATAGGAAAAAACAAACTAGGAAAACATCTTAAACATGAAGCCTGTAATAAACTACATAGATATTTTGAAGAGCTTCAAGGATCCGCTTGGCAACTGTCACCATATTACAAACAAGCTGATCATAACACGAAGTATTCCATAAGACAACTTAATAATCTATGTCATGAAATTGAAAGTTGGGTAAACGCTGATAGAAAGAAAGCATGCGAACCAGAGTGGATGCGTCCGTCTCAGATTGTAACCTTTTTAAATGCCCCTAGGTACAAGTTACATGATATGGATTATGAATTATTCAAACAAAATAGATTTGATAGAGAGCTTGGTGGTGTATATTTGCATTGGGCACAGGTTGGAAAAACTTTGTATGAAGTTTTTAGAGACGAAGGTGCTCCAAAAATGACTGATGCTTTGTGTTCAGAAGTAAATCATCAGGTATTTTATTCAGGTGAATTTGATATTGAGTGGGGGCAAAGTATAACAAAAGAAGATAACTTTAAAAAATTTGAAATTGACAAGTTTCAAGTATGGTTGGAGGAAAATGGATATGACTGGAATGATCCTAAACTAGCACTAGGATATATTAAAATTGGTCAGGTTGATATGAAGTTAGGGTTTCAAGATAAACCCTTTTTACAGGTATATGATATGATGAAAGATAATTTAAATATAAAAAGTATACACACAATTGGCTCACAACATACCGAGTGTTATTATCCATACTCTCTAGACAGTGCTGATTGGAAACAAATACAAATTGACTATCTAAAGGAAGGTTATGAATCACGTAGTATGCGTTAAATGGGGACCTAAGTACATTTCACAATATGTGAATGTATTGAATAGTATGGTCTCACGACATCTTACTGTGCCTTTTACTTTTCATTGTATCACAGATGACGTTCGCGGACTTGATCCAAACATAAACACGCTCCAATTACCTAAAGATCCGTGGATTAAAACTTGGTGGAGTAAGTTATGGATGTTTGGTGAACAGTTTCCATTACAAGGAAATATACTGTATTTTGATCTTGATGTTGTAGTTCATAAAAACATAGATAATTTATTTTCTTACAACCAAGGAAAATTTATGATTATAAGAGATTTCAATAGATGTAGAGTCAAAGAATGGAAATATTCTAATTCAAGTGTTATGAGATGGGAAGCAGGAAAAATGAATTATCTTTACGAAGAGTTTGTAGCCAACCACAACAGAATAATGAGTAGACATCACGGGGACCAAGATTGGATTACACAAAGGGCAAACGAAGATATCAATCATTGGCCTGATGCATGGATAAGGTCCTACAAGTGGGAAATGATTGGATTTAAGGATACAAAGCTAAGACAAAATAACAAGTTTATATTTCGAAAGCCTCCAACAATAGAAGAAACTAATAGTGTGGCTGTGTTTCACGGAGAACCAAAACCTTTTAATTGTGGAGATCAATTTGTAATTGACAATTGGAAATAATGAAAAAAGAAGACATTGGTTATCAAAAACGTTTTAAGTTTGATATTGATATGAATAGCAACGGCATTAATGGAGATTGTATCGCTTGGTGCGAAGATAATTGTAAGCACAGATGGGGCTGGTGGTTTGAGCCAGACAAAATAGATTACCAACCAACTAATCATTGGGAGCATCAAAAAGCTTATATGAGTTTTGAAAACAAAAAAGAAGCTGTTAAATTTTGGTTGGCAGTCGGAATAAAAAATATGGGTGAAAACTAAGATAATTACTAGTATGAAATGGTTTGATATAACTGACGAAGCAAAGCATCAAATGAGTAAAATGATGGATAAGCATCCTGGCAACTATGCCATTAGTCTTTCCGTAAAAGGTGGAGGTTGTGCCGGATTCAAATATGAATGGGGCTTTATCAAAAACAAAGACGATATTGGTAAAGACGACGAGTTACAAGAATGGGAAGGCCCTACAAGATTTGTAGTTGACGAAACTTCGATGTTGTATGTGGCAGGAACAAAAATAGACTGGAAAGAAGAATTATTTGGATCACAATTTACGATTGAAAATCCAAACGCACAAAGCGGCTGTGGTTGTGGTGAATCATTTGGAGTTTAATGGAGACAGCTTATATAATTGGCAATGGAGAATCTAGAACAATTTTTCCAATAGAAGAGCTCAAGGATAAAGGAGCCATTTGGGGGTGCAATGCCATATATAGAGATCGGCCTGATCTGTGTGATCATATTGTTGCGGTCAATCCTCCAATGTACGATGAACTGAAAACATGGCACCAAGAAAGTAATAGTAACATTAAAATTTACGGTGTTGATGACATTTCAAAATGGGACTACGTAATTGAAGGCGATCAACTTTATGATTGTCCAAAAAATTTAAAACTTTACAGAATTTGGCGTGGTGGAGATGCTAAAAAAGGCAAAGCAATTAGAACAATTGACTTTAGTCATCACAGAGGTTCAGGCACAAGTGCAGTGCTTCTGGCCGCAGAGTCCGGTGTTAAAAATGTTTGTATTCTTGCCTTTGATATACTTGGTGCAAGACAATGGGAATATTTGGGTGCCAGACGAGGTGAATTAAGTCGTGAACAGAATAACATTTATAAAAACACAGAAAATTATCCACCAAGAATGAATATGAAAGCATATTTAAAATACGAATGGTTATTTCATCTTAGACAAATTTTTCGAAAACATCCAGATGTAAATTTTTATTTTTTTAACCGAAGAGAATATATTGAATGGAATTATTTCCTCAAGGGCTATTTTGATCAACCAAATATAAAAGCGGGAACATACGCTGATCTAAAACGTTTTGTTGAAGGCGAAGAAAACAAAATCAATTGGTGGAAATTATAAAACCAAAGTCGAACTAGCATCAAGCTTGTATATAGTACGCATTTTAACACCAACTTCTTGTGCAAATTTTTTAGTGTCGCAATAAGAACAAACATGTTTGTAATCATTTGATGCTCGTTGCGGATCAACCTTTGCCCTAGGCCTTAAAAAAGTCACTCCACAAGCATCACACTTAAAAACATATACAGTATTTTTGCGATGAAACGTGTGATAAATGCCAAGTTTTGACTGGCGTTCATACAATCTCATGGTCTTGAGTGTTTCTATAAACATCAATTTTATTTAATAAATACACATATAGATAATATGACACGTTTAATTATAGACACAGGAACAGAAGGAAATTCAGCAACAGGCGACACTATACGTACTGCGATGGGAAAAATTAATGATAATTTTCTCGAAGTGTACAATGATCTAGCTGCGAGTGGTCTTGGCGGACAGTTGACAAATGCAACTACAAACGGTGATGTCATAATTCAACCAAACGGAACAGGAATAGTTGAAATTGATCAGTTACAAATCAACAATGATGCAATCACTTCATTGATCACAAACAGTGATTTAACACTATCAGGTAACGGAACAGGTAATGTTCATATAAACGATGGATCATTAGTAGTTGGTGCGAACAACACTAATGCTGTGATTACAACACTTGGCACAGGTGATCTCACAATAAGCACTAATGGTGGAACTAATTCAGGTACTATAAAAATTGAAGACGGGGCCAATCAAGACATTACATTAGAAACTAATGGCACAGGTGACATTTTATTGAAAGCTGGTGGACAATTGGGTATAGGAGCAGTAGGTTCACCTGACACTTCGGTACATGTGAAAACTGCCGGGGCAAAAGTTACCTTGCAAAGAACTAACGACGCAAACACGCCAGGTCTAAGTTTTCAAAATTCAGGCGGAAATGTAAGAGCAGAACTGCAAATGGATGGCACCAGTGGCACGTCAAATACAGTGTTTGTCAAAACACATGACGGTAGTTCTCTATCAGAAAGATTTAGAATTACACACACAGGAGCAAAGGTTACTGGAACTTTAAATGTGGATGATGGTATCAGTATTACTGACAACACAATAACAGCATCTGCATCAAACTCTAACTTAGAATTATCGACAGCAGGTACAGGTAATGTGTTTACTGATACAAACATACTAATGAATTCTGCCACGCCGTTGCTTAAGATTCAAAGAACTGATAACGCCAATGTTCCTGGCATTAGTTTCTTAGGAGCAGCCGGCACAGAGGGAGGCAGTATTAAATTTGATGGCACCAGTGGCACAGCAAATGAATTAATTTTTAGTTCATTCAGCAACAGTGCTGTTACAGAAAGATTCAGAGTAACTACCACAGGCGCAAAAGTTTCAGGAACTTTGAATGTGGATGATGGCATTAGCATCACAGATAATATAATTACTACATCTGCATCAAATGCCAATCTACAGATTGATGCTTCAGGCACAGGAGCAATTGAATTGCTAACACAAAAAGTGATAATGGCAAATCTACCTACAAGCGACCCATCAAACGCGGGTCAATTATTCAACGATTCTGGCACGTTAAAGGTCAGTGCTGGTTAATAGCCGTTAGAACATATCCTTAAAACACGCTAAATATTAGTCAATATGGCACAAGATTTTATTTTAGTAGGTGGAGTAGAGAATGACGGTACAGGTGACAGTTTACGTGTCGCATCAGCCAGAATTAACAACAATTTTGACGAATTATATGCACGTCCTTCTGTTTTATCTGACATAGAAACAATAGACAACACAATTAAATCTGCGGCATCAAATGCAGATATTGTTTTAAAACCTGGTGGCACCGGGAGAGTGCTTTTTGGTGATGGAATAATAATAGACGATAATAATATTAAAGCAAGTAGATCAAATGATGACATAAGATTTATTCCAAGTGGCGGTGGAAACACAGTGATTGGTGGAGTTGGATTTAGTGCTGGTACAAGTATAGTTGCGAAAGATTCTAGTTCAATTAATATAAACGAAAATTTAATACTTGATGGTTCTTTGACAGTTACAGGCGGAGTTGCCTTTTCAACAGCAATTACTGCCGCAACAGGATCCTCTTTTGGCACTTTAACTTTGGCAGATGGGTCAATTACAGATTCATCAGGTGCCATTAGTTTTGGCAATGAAAATTTAACAACCACAGGAACTGTGACACTTGGCACTGGTTCAACATTTGGCAACCTCACTGTGGCCAACGGATCCATTACAGATTCTTCAGGCGCTATCAGTTTTGGAAATGAAAATCTATCTACAACAGGAACTTTGGGTGCAGGTGCATCAGCACTTTCATCTTTAACTGTAACCGGTGCCACTGCGTTAGTAGGGGCAACCACTATAGATAACATTACATTCAATGACAATATTATAAGCACCAGTTCCAATGCTGACTTACGTTTGGAGCCAGGCGGAACAGGATCAGTTGTAATTTCAAACTTAACTTTGGATTCAAATATTAATATTACTGATAATGAGATAAAAGCTACTGCATCAAATAGTGATTTGGTTTTGAATGCAGCTGGCACAGGCAACATATTCTTAGGTGCAATAAAAATAAGAGGTACTACTTTAAGTTCAGATGATTCAACTTTCATCAGCATCAACGATGCTCTTGTCATAGATGGAGTAGCAACAATAAAAAGTGGAGTAACTTTAGACTCGACTTTGGAGGTGAGTAGTGCAATTTCAGTAACTGGAAACCTTATAGTGGGTGGCACAGGAAGTTTACCAAGTCCAATTGTGGTGGATAATCTTACATTGAATGATACTGACATCACGTCATCTTCTAATGCAGATATAAATGTGACGCCTGGCGGTACAGGAACAGTAGATATTTCTAATTTAACAATTGATACTAATTTAAATTTTACAGATAATGAAATAACATTGTCTAGTTCAAACAGTGATTTTATTTTATCGCCATCAGGCACAGGCTCAGTTAATGTAACCAACATTGACATGAATTCTGGAACTGTGGACAACACTGTCATAGGAGGCGAGACTCCAGCAGCAGGAACATTTTCAAGCATCACTTTAAGCCCACAGGCCACAGCTTCGCTATCATCTTCGGGTGTTACTATCACTGATAACACTATTTCAGCGTCACAGTCAAATGACAACCTTGAATTTGCAGCTAGTGGCACCGGTAATATTATAATAAACGGTTTTACCCTACCTAACGCTGATGGATCAACTGGGCAAGTGTTAAAAACTGATGGAAGTAAAACTTTATCTTTTGTAACATCACCAATTACATTCAGTGATAGTAATTTGGTTGATACTCAAACTACACTTTCATTTAGAACACAAACAGAAATTGATCATGTTACAGCCAGAGGTGGCCATGAGCTTTTAGTATCAGCATCTAACACTGTGGATACTTTTGCTACAAGCAAATACGATAGTGCTTTATATTATGCACTACACAGAGATGACGTAAGTGACGAATTTGAGGTAGCAAAACATTCAGTGGTACACAATAATTCTTCGGCTTTCATTGCCAGTTATGCAACCATAAGATCAGGCACAAACAATCACGTGTTGTTTGATGCTGATGTAAGCGATGGTAATGTGAGATTGAGAGGTGCAGGATTATCCACTGCCAACTCTGTATCATACTATCGAATTGGATTGGGAGATGATGATTCAACTGGATATACCGGTGAACAAGAGGTTAGTTTTAAAATTACAAGTGACATTGGACATAATGTAGAAACAGTTGTTGACCATGTAATATCAACGAAAAAAAATAATTTATTAACAAGTTCCACTAGTTCATTAGATGAATTTGCAACAACAAAGTATGACAGTGCTTTTTATCTTGCAATTAATAGAGATGATAATAGTGATGAACTTGAAGTAGTGAAACATTCTCTTTGCCATAATAATTCATCGGCTTTTGTTTCAACATATTCATTGGCCAAAACAGGAACTAACAATCATATTGTAACCACTGCTGATGTAGATAGCAGTCAAGTAAGATTGTTAGGAACAGCTAGTTCACCAAATGCATCTCACGCTTTCTATCGTATTGGATTAGGAGATAATGATTCAACAGGTTATTCTGGTGAACAGGAAGTGGGTATTAGGATAAACACAGATTTAGATTCAGCAACAGAAACTATTGATTCCTTTGCTCATGCAAATTTTAGGGGAGCAAAGTATTACATAAGTGTAAACAATGCTTCAAAAACTGAAGTATCAAATTTGGAATGTGTTGTGGTACATGACGGATCGGCTGCATA